CAGTTGATGATTTTAGAGCTCCATCAACAGCACCTAAAGCTGTTGATGATATTCCAGGTCCTCCACCTGCAGCTCCTAAAAAGCCAACTCAGCCAAGAGACGCTGGTGGTAGATTTGTAGCAAAGCAGGCTGATGATATTAAGCCACCTCCAGGTGCAGGTAGAACAGCAGTGACTACAGGTGCTAAGGCAGCTGATGATATTAAGCCACCTCCAGGTGCAAGTCGCGGGTTTAGTACAACAGATAAGGTAATTGGTGGTGGATTAGCTGCTGGTGCTGCAGCTTTAGCTGCTGATAGTATGTTAAGCGGCGATAAATCATCTGCAGAAGCTCCAAAGCCAGTAAAAATGCCTGAACCTAATTTTCCAAAGCCTGATCTACCTCCAGTAAAAATGCCTGAACCTAATTTTCCAAAGCCTGATCTACCTCCAGTAAAAATGCCTGAACCACCTAAGGCAGCAGAGCCACCAAAAGAAGATAAGCCTAATTATGATAATATGACATTTGGTCAAGCTTTTGCAGCAGCAAGAAAAGCAGCTGCAGAAAAAGGCGCTCAGTCAACTGGTAGATTTGAATATAAAGGTAAAGAATACCAGACTAACGTGAAGGGCGAGAAGTATGTTTCACGCGCTAAACAAACTGCAGTTGGTGAGTCATTTGATAAATTGCCTGCAGGATCAATTGATGAAGCAATTTTAATGTCTCTAACTAAGATTGAGAACAAGTAATATGTCAAAAGCTTTTCTAGATAGTTTACAAGAAGTACTTAAAGGCAATCAACATAAGATTGATGCTAATAAGAATGGTAAAATTGATTCACATGATTTTAAATTATTAAGATCAAAAAAGCCAGTGTCAGAAGATCTAGATGAGCCTGACTACGAAGGTCAAATGGCAAAGACAGAACTTAAAGCTATTTGCGATAAAGCAAATAAATTAGAAACTATGTTAAGAGATGAAGATCAACTTGAGGCGTGGGTACAATCTAAGATTTCAAATGCTAAAATGCATATAGATGCTATTCATGATTATATGGTTTATAGAGATAAGCCAAATATGGAAGCTAAAGTTCCTAATATTGCCGCTGGTCCTGGATCACTTACTGTATTGGGAAGTAAGAGTGCTTTTGAAGAAGTAGATTTCTTTGCAGAAGCTAAGCGTGGTCGTCCTCGTAAAGACGGCGCAAAGTTTGCTAGTGAAGATGATACTCAAGAAGCTGATAAGAATATTATGAATCAGCTAAGAAAGAAGCCAGAAGGCGAACATCAGAACCTTACATTCAATAACGGAGAGAAGAAAAAAGTACATGTTATACATGCTACTAGAGCTCTTTCTATGCTACAAAATTCTAAGCCTTCTGAGAGATTAGATCTTCAAAACAGTCTTGCTCATTCTCATAGCAGATTTATGGATACAGTTCGTACTGGTAAGGCTGTTAAAGATGAGCCAAGAGCTAAAGTATCATTAGCTAAAAGAGTATCTGAAGAAGCAGAATTAATTGATGAAGGTATAACTAAATTATCTAACGCCCGTCTTAAGTTTCATGCTACTAAGAACGTACCTCATGGATCCTATACTCGTCAAGAAATTAAAGACGAACATAAACGTCGTATGAAAGTTGATCCTGAATATCACACTGCTAAACCTTCACTTAATGAAGAAGAGGTTAAACAGATTGATGAAAAGGTAAGTGTAAATAAGAAAGAATATTCATGGGGTAAAATGATAACTGTACTTCATGGTGCATCTCATACATTCCCACTTCACCCAGAACATCAAGAAAAGATTGCTAAACTTAAAGATGGTGAATCAGTATCTTTCACTGATGAAACTAAATCAAAAGTAAAAGCACATAGAGAAGGTGACACTGTACATCTTTCTCATGAAGGTTCTAGTTCTAAAACACCAGTAGCTTATTCTCATTTTTCTGAAGAATATGTTGAAGAAGATGTAGCAGGTAGTTTACATGCAGGTGCTAGAGGCGCTTGGGACTCTTTAACTTTAGGTGGCGGTAAATATCTCAGAGGGACTGCAGATTATCTTGCTAAAAAAGTTATGGGTAAACCTACTGACTGGAATAAAGAAGTTGAGCAAGAAAGAGAAAAAGATACTAAAGCACAAACTGAGCATCCGACAGCTTATGCTGTAGGTGAACATGGTGCTACTGTAGCTACATCTCTAACTGGTGCAGGATTAGCAGGCAGAATCGCAGCAAAAGCAGGAATTAAAGCAGGAGCTGCTTTAGCAAGAGGTATTGATTCTAGTAAGGTTGTTAGCGCGCTTGATAGGGCTGGAACACGCGGACTAGTTGCTGGTGCTGCGGGTTATGGTGCTGGGTATTATAAAAATCGTGCGGCAGTAGCTCAAGATTTAGATAAAAGATATGGTGTTAGCGAATCTATAGATGAAGATGTAGAAACAAAAGCGTCTGATAGACGTGCTAAGAAAGCTGTTACTTACAGAGATCCTAAAACTGGTAAAATGAAAGTAAAGCTACAATCAAGCCCTAAGAAAGAAATACATAAAGAATCTGTAGTTGATGAAGGTAAAATTATTCCTAAGCCAAAATTTAAAACTGGTGAGATTGGTTTTATGAAAGGTGGTGGGCCTGAGCAACATGCAGCTATTGCAGAGTCATTTCTTATTGAACTTAGCAACGAACAAATTGAAAAGATTAGTTTAGTGTTTGAAAAACTAAACGAAAAGAATCAAGAAGCATTTATTAACAATGCATCTAGTTCAGTTGAAGGTTCAAAAGCTATGTTAGATTTTGCCATAAATATTGAGTAATGGAGAATAGTATGGCAAACATTTTAAAAGTTTTAGGTACAGAAAGAGCTTGCAACACCACAGCTAACACTTACGGTAATAATGTGTTAGTTAGACTAACATACCCAGCAGCAACTACAGCAAGTTTCTTGGTGACATGTAAATATGCTAACGGCACTGTTAAGTATACAGCTACAATAGGTGGCGGGCAAGAGATGCTTTTAGTAAAAGACTATTCAGACACTTTAGAATCAGCTGATACTGGTACTGCAGTTAGAGCTGTTCAAGTAGCATACGGAAACTAAAATGAAACTTATTACTGAACTCGTAGAAGACGTTAGAGTTATCCAAGAAGAAAAAGAAGGTAAAAAGAACCTTTACATCGAGGGTATCTTTTTACAAGGTGATATTAAAAACCGTAACGGTAGAATGTACAGAATGCCTGTACTTGAAAAAGAAGTAAACAGATATGTTAAAGAGTTTGTTGAAAAAAACCGTGCTTATGGTGAATTAGGTCATCCTAGTGGTCCAGGAATTAACCTAGATAGAGTATCTCATATTATTACAGAACTTAAAAGAGACGGTTCTAATGTTATGGGTAGAGCTCGCATTACAGAAACACCAATGGGTAAGATTGTTGAGGGTATTCTAAACTCAGGTGGTCAGCTAGGCGTATCTTCTAGAGGTATGGGTACATTAAAAGAAGTAAACGGTGTAAACGAAGTACAAGATGACTTCTATCTTGCTACTGCAGCTGATATTGTAGCAGATCCATCAGCTCCAGATGCTTATGTAAATGGCATTATGGAGGGAAAAGAGTGGGTTTGGGATAACGGATTAATTAAAGAAAAAGTGATTGAAGATCATAAGCAAGAAATCAAGAAAGCTTCTCGCAAGCAGCTAGAAGAAGCAAAGCTTAAAGTTTTCAAAAATTTTCTTTCAAATCTTTAAAATTATAAATATTACGATTAATTTTACTTAACTAAATATGGAAGGTTGTAAAATGGCAGACAGAGAGAATAATAACATTACAGAAGCTGATGACGGTCTTACTCGCGAGCAGAATCCAATGCCAGCGGAAGAAGGTCTTCATGCTAATGAAGTAGTATCTAAGTCTGATCTCCTTGCCAAGATGGTTGGTTATGCTTCTAGAATGGATAAAGTTACACTTGCTCAGGCAGTTGAACTAATGTCAAAAACTCCAGATGAAGTGTATGACGGCAACAAAGCATCTACTCAGGGCGCGGAATCAGAAATGCAAAATAAGGCAAGTATCAACTCTTCAGGTGCGCCTAAGGAAATGATGCATGTTGTTGGAGAAGATCTTAACGAACTTATCGGTGGCGCAGATCTATCAGAAAATTTCAGAGATAAAGCAAAAGTTATCTTTGAAGCTGCAGTCAACTCAAGAATTAATTTAGAAGTTGCTAAGCTCGATGAGCAATATGCAACTATGCTTCAGGAAGCTAATGAAGTATTTAATCAGAAGCTGGAAGAAGCAGTAGAAGAAATTCACAGCGAGCTTGTAGAGCAAGATGACCAATATCTCAACTATGTTGTTGCAGAATGGGTAACTGATAACAAGCTTGCAATTGAAACTGGTTTAAGAGCTGATGTAACTGAATCATTCTTAACAGGACTTAAGTCTCTATTTGAAGAGCACTATGTAGATATTCCTGCAGAAAAGACTGATGTAGTTGAGTCATTAGCGCTTAGAGTAGAAGAGCTTGAAGCAAAGCTTAACGAAGCTACTGACAAAAACATCACTCTTTCAAAGTCACTTGATGAAGTAAATGTTAAGGTAGTATCAGAAGAGCTTTCAATTGGTCTTACAGAAACTCAGAAAGATAAGTTTAAGAATCTTCTAGAAGCTATCGATTTTACCAATGCTGACGAGTATAAGAGAAAAGCTTCTATTCTCAAGGAGACTTATTTCTCTGCTAAGTCAGAAGCTAAGGTGGAAACCGATCAACTCTTAACTGAAGAAGTAGAAGAAGCAACACCTGCTAAGAAGTCTATTTCATCAGATCCACAAGTAAGCGCTTATGCAGCTGCTCTATCAAAGTTTCAAAGAAAGTAATTTTATAAATACAATAGATATAAAATATCTACAAAGGAGAAAAAGATGTTAATTAACGAAGATCTTATTAATAAGTGGAAAGAAGTGCTCGATCATGCAGAAATGCCTAAGATCGGTGACGCACATCGCCGCAATACAACAGCTGTTCTCCTAGAGAACACTGCTAGATTCCTTGACGAGCAGCGTGGTGGACGTCCAGTTCAATTGAACGAAGATGCACCAACTAACGCTACTGGTTCAAATATCGACACATACGATCCAATTCTTATTTCACTCGTTCGTCGTTCAATGCCTAACCTTATTGCTTATGATATCTGCGGCGTACAGCCAATGACTGGTCCAACAGGACTTATCTTCGCAATGCGTTCACATTATGCTAACCAGGCAGGTACAGAAGCTTTCTATTCAGAAGCTAATACTGCTCATTCAGCTCTTGATGCAACTCCAGGTGCTGGCGACAATACTATTTTTGGTGGTGCTAACCTTAACGTTGGTACAGTTCCAACTGGTAACTCAGAAACTTACAACTTCGCAGCTGCAATGAATACTGCTACTGCAGAAGCTCTTGGTAGCAACTCAACTACTCAGTTTAACGAAATGGCCTTCTCAATTGATAAGGTTTCCGTTACTGCTAAGTCACGTGCTCTCAAGGCTGAATACACAATGGAACTTGCACAGGACCTCAAGGCTATTCATGGTCTTGATGCTGAGACTGAGCTTGCTAACATTCTTCAGTCAGAAATTCTCGCTGAAATCAACCGTGAAATCGTACGTACTGTTTATCTCTCAGCTAAGGCTGGTGCTAACTCAGGTACTACTACTGCAGGTACTTTCGACCTTGATACTGACTCAAACGGTCGTTGGTCAGTTGAAAAGTTCAAGGGTCTTATGTTCCAGGTTGAGCGTGAAGCTAACCAAATTGCAAAAGACACTCGTAGAGGCAAGGGTAATCTTGTAATCTGCTCTTCAGACGTTGCTTCAGCACTTCAGATGGCAGGTGTACTTGATTACGCTCCAGCTCTTAACTCAAACAATCTTCAGGTAGACTATACTGGTAACACTTTCGCTGGTGTTCTCAATGGTCGTTACCGCGTATATGTTGACCCATATGCAACTTCAAACTATATGGTTGTAGGCTATAGAGGTGCTAACGCATTCGACGCTGGTCTCTTCTACTGCCCATACATTCCTCTCCAAATGGTTCGTGCCGTTGGTCAGGATTCGTTCCAGCCAAAGATTGGATTCAAGACACGTTATGGCGTTGTTGCAAATCCATTCTCACGTGGTGCTACTGCTTCTGACGGTACACTCGTACAGAACGTTAACGTATACTATCGTAGAGTTACAATCAGTAACCTTATGTAAGAATAAGAGCCAGATAACTGGTC